GGTCCGATCGCAACCGAGGCGTGGCACCGCATCGTGGAATACGCAGGCGCGTGGATCGCCGTATCCGACCGCGACGCGCTCACGCTGCTCGTCAAAGATATTGAGCATCTAGCCACGCTTGAGGCGCGGCTCTCCGTAGACGGTCCGATCCTCTACACCGACAAAGGCTATGCTTACCCACATCCCGCCGCAGGGATGAGGACAAGCACTGGGGAGAGTATTAGGAAATGGATGAATCACCTCGGACTGACTCCAGCCGACCGAGCCAAGCTAGGGATCGCAATGGTGGAGAGCCAGTCCAAGATCGACAAGTACCGCGATCGGATGCAACAGAAGGCTGGCCACCGCGCTGGCTAACCCCTGTCGCCTCGGCTGACCTCAGCCGTAGTTTGGGTGACATTGTTGCGGACTTCGCCGAGGACCTTGTACCCATCGCCAAAGACTCAATCGCTGGCGCCTCAGGTGAGCCGCTTCAGTTCAGGGTATGGCAGAGGCGCCTCTTGCGCCGGATGCTTGCTCGCCGCGAAGACGGCACCTTCACGCACCGCTTCTTCCTAACAGGCATTGCTCGTAAGAACGGCAAGACCGCACTCGCCTCTACCCTCCCACTCTTTTTCGGACTGTATGGCGATCGGGGTGGTGAAATCTACTCGGCTGCTGCCGACCGCGATCAGGCGAAGCTCGTGATGAGCCACGCACGCCGAGCGGTTGAGATGAGTCCCGAACTAGGCGATCAGATCAAACTGTTCCGAGATGCAATGGAGTTCAAGGGAACTGGAACGGTCTACAAAGCGTTGAGTTCGGAGGCATTTACGAAGGAAGGTTTGAGCGCCTCGTTGGTCATCGCCGACGAGTTGGCAGCGTGGCCGTCTCGTGAACTCTTTGACGTCCTCTCTCTTTCAATGGGCGCAAGGAAGTCGCCGCTCTTTGTGGCAATCACCACGGCTGGTCAGCGCATTGACTCGACTGGCTCAGACTCGATTGCCTACACGCTCTACCAGTTGGCCCGCCGCCGCATCGCTGGAGAGAACGACGACCCCACGCTTGGGATGGCGTGGTGGGAAGCCGCGAGCGACGCCTACAGTGACGAGACTCGCTGGAGCGAGGCGAACCCTGGGCTGCTTAGCGATCCCGCAATCCTCAGCATTGACGACCTGCAGTCTGCGAAGAAGCGCACGCCTGAATCAGAGTTCCGCACCAAGCGGCTGAATCAGTGGGTGAGCAGTTCGCAGGCGTTCTTGCCGACTGGCACGTGGGATTCCTGCAAGGATGATCAGATCGTCCTGAACAAAGAAGACGAGGTGGTGCTTGGGTTTGACGGCTCATTCAGCAATGACTCGACCGCGATCGTCGCCTGCCGTGTGGCAGACAAGGCGCTCTTCGTGCTTGGGCATTGGGAGCGCCCGCTGGACTCCGAACTCAACTGGCGCGTGCCGGTGGAAGAGGTGGAAGCCAAGATGCTGGAACTCTGCCGCAGCTTCAACGTCAAGGAGATTGTCTGCGACCCATTCCGCTGGCAGCGGTCAATGGAGGCGTGGCAGCAGATGGGTTTGCCTGTGGTCGAGTTCCCGCAAACGCCTTCTCGGATGGTCCCAGCCACAGCCGCCTTCTACGATGCGGTGGTGAACCAGCAGATCAAACACGACGGCAATCCCTCGCTGGCTCGCCACGCTGCAAACGCCACGCCGTATTATTCCCGCAATGGGCTTATGATTCGGAAAGAAAGCAAGACCTCGCTCAAGCGCATAGACTTACTCGTCGCAGGACTTATGGCACATAGTCGAGCGGGTACACTTGGAAGCGCGCCTGCGCCTAAGCCACGGGCTGAAGTGAAGTGGATTGACTTGTAGGGAGACTGATGGGCATTCTTGATCGCGTCTTCGGACGCAGCGAGCCTGAGGAAAAGCGTTTCATCGGCGGCCAGTGGTTAGCGCAAGAAGCATCATCAAGTGCGGCTGGCGTCCTTGTCACACAAGAGAACGCCACCAGCATTGGTGCGGTCTACGCCGCAGTGAAGCTCTACGCCGACACGATCGCTGGACTTCCGTGGGATACCTATATTCGCATTGACGGAACGCGCCGACCATACCGTCCGCGTCCGCGCTGGATGGACTTCCCGATTCCGAACAATCCGAACTTCACATCCTTTGAGTTCAAGCATCGCGTCGTGACCTCGCTGCTGCTAGACGGCAACGCCTTCATCCTTTGCCTGCGAGACTCATCCGACAATGTGATTGAGACCCGCGTCCTTGATCCGCAGAAGGTGGAGATCAGGAGCGGTCAGTTCGGTGAGCCGGTTTACTACATTGAGACAACCGAAGGCGCGATCACGCTGACAACCGCAGAAATCATTCACATCCCGCTGTTCGCCACTGGCGAGCATCATCGCGGGCTGTCACCGATCGAGCATCACAAGGTGACGCTCGGACTTGCAAGCGCCACGCAAATCTTCAGCGCAAAGTTCTACGAGAACAATGCAAGCGTCGGCGGTCTGATCAAGGTGCCAGGCGAGTTGACGCAGGATCAGGCAGAGGCGCTTCGCACTGGCTTCGGTCGCCGACACGGTGGTGTGGACAAGGCGTGGCGAGTGGCCGTGCTAACTGGCGGCGCAGACTATCTGCAACTCGGCGCAAAGATCAGCGACCTGCAGCTCGTGGAGACGATGCACTACGGCGTGGAAGCCATCGCTCGCATCTACGGCGTGCCGCTCCATATGCTCCAGTACCCAGGCGGCAACACCTCCTACGCATCTGTCGAGTTGATCGGCATTGAGTGGCTGCGACTCGGACTTGGACCAATGATCGCGCGCCTTGAGGCATCGTTCCAGCGCATCGTGCCAGGAGCCGAGCAGACCTTCTTGAAGTTCACGCTTGACGGCTTGCTGCGAGCGACGACGCAGGAGCGATACAACTCCTACGCGACCGCGCTGAACAATGGGTTCCTGTCGGTCAACGAAGTCCGCGCACTTGAAGATCGTTCGCCGGTGGACGGCGGCGCAGAGTTCTGGAAGCCGCTCAGCATCGGGACGCTGAATGAGACGGAGCCGACAGAGTAATGCCGTACTTCGTCACGGATCAGTCGCCAGACTGCAGCGGTTGGGCGACCGTCAAGGAGGACGGCGAGGTCATCGGCTGTCACGACAGCAAGGAAGATGCGCTCGCGCAGATGGTTGCCGTCTCACTCGGCGAAGGCATTGAGCCAGGCGGCGACTATGTTGCCGCGCGCGTTCTGCCTGATAACTACCGACCAGCACTTTCGCCTGACGTGCCAGAAGGCCGCGCCTGCGGCAACTGCGTCTTCTACAACGAAGCAAAGGTTGAAGGCGACAAGGCGTACTGCGAGAAGTGGGATGACTATGTAAGCGGCGCCTACTACTGCAATGCGTGGCAGCCTGACGATGGCGGCGAGGACGACGACGAGATGCGCGTGCTGATTGACGTCCCGCAATACATTCAGGAGGCAGCCGAGAAGGGTCTGATCTACGAACGCAACGGCTTTGCTGGCGAGGGCTTGACCGACCAGACCGTTGAAGAGGCACGCCAGCTGCGCGCTGGACAAGTTGAGGATGACAAGGTGACAAGGATGCGGGCGTGGATTCTGCGACACCGTGGCGACTGGGAAGGCGTACCGCGCAACAACAATCCAGACGACGAAGACTTCCCAGGACCAGGCGCGGTTGCCGCGTATCTTTGGGGCGTTGATCCCACAGCAGAGAACGGCGCAGATCGCGTCCTAGAATGGGCAGACGGCGTCCTCGCGCCGCTAGACACTGAAGAGAGGTTTGACGTGAAAGAACTTGAGACGCGCGCTCTTCCGATGGGCGACTTCACCGTCCGAGAAGACGAAGACGGTCAGAAGACCTTCACCGGCTACGCCGCGCTCTTTGGCGCACCGTCGGCTGGACTTCCGTTCACCGAGGTCATCGCTCCAGGCGCCTTCCGTCGCACGCTCTCGCGCGTTGCTGACGGCAAGAAGATTGTCTCCTTCCTCTTTGGACACGACGAGAGCCGCGCACTTGCAACGACCGCAAGCGGCCGACTTGAACTCACCGAAGATGAGCGCGGCTTGAAGGTTGAGGCTCGCCTTGATCCAGCCGACCCAGATGCCGCAGGCGTGATCAGCAAGCTGACGCACGAGGCTCGCGCGATGGGAATGTCCTTCGGCTTCACGATCCCGAAGAACGGCGACTCGTGGGACGAGGACACGCGCACGCTGCGCGAAGTGAATCTGTTTGAGGTGAGCGTCCTCTCCGCAGGACAGACTCCCGCCTACCCAGCAACGCTGGGCTTGACCTCCGTTCGCAAAGTCGCGTCCCGAATGGGCGTAGACGGCGACCGGCTTATCTCAGCCATCGAGTCCTTGAAGTCGGCGCAACCGCTGACCGAAGAGGACGTCGAGGTGATTGAAACCGTCACGGAGAAGTTGGCTCCGAAGCGCACAGTGCTGGACCCGTCCATCGCTCGCGCCAAGTTGCTGCTCGCCGAGATGGAATCAGAAACGCTCTAGAAGCCACGAGACCCCGCCCCGCCGCGCTAGTACGCGAGCCCGCGATCAGGTCATCCCGCTAGGCGAGCCGCAACATTGTGGAAACCAATAAAAAAGGAGACAGAAATGTCAGACGTTAGGAAGCTACACGAGAAGCGTGCTTCCCTCTTGACCGAGGCTCAGTCCATCGTGACTGACCTTGCCGAGAAGGGCGAGTCGCTTGAGGGCGAGTCACAGGCTCGCTTTGAGAAGTTGACCTCGGAGGCTGCAACGGTTGCGGCTGCGATCCGTTCGGAGAAGGATGCCAGCGAGGCACGAAGCGCTGCTGATGCAGTTCGCGCTGAGTACGCCACGGCAATCGCTCCTAAGGTCGAGAAGTCCGAAGGGTCAAACGACGAACTCCGCGCACTTGCTCGCTTGGGCGGGTCGCAGACGTTTGAGTACCGCGATGTCTCACGCAGCACTGGCCTGGGCAACCCAGTCACCATTGCTGACCGCGTGAACGTTGTTGCGGCACAGTTCAACCCATTCATTGACCCAGCCATCGTGACTGTGGTCCGCACCAGCACCGGCAACAACATCCAGTTCCCACGCGTCACGGCGCTTGGAACCGCTGGCTCAGTTGCAGAGGCTGGCACGATTGGTGAGTCCGACGGAACGCTCAGCGCGCTGTCGCTCACGCCAGTCAAGTACGCAACGATCATTCAGGTGACGGAAGAGCTCGCAGAAGATGCGGCGTTCGACCTCAGCGCGATGATCGCCGAGAAGTGCGGCGCTGAAGTTGCAGTTGCTCACGGTGCCTTCGCTGGTACCGCTGTGGCCGCTGCTGCAACCGTTGGCGCAACTGGCTCAGGCACTGTGTCAATCAACCCAACCTATACCGACCTTGCGAAGCTCAAGGCGTCTGTGAATCAGGCGTACCGACGCGCTCCTAAGGCTGGCTGGTTGATGAATGACACCACGCTCGGTGTGGTCACTGGTCTCGTTGATACAACGGGCCAGCCGATCTTCCGCGCAGGTGACGCGAATGTGGCAGACCGACTCCTCGGAGCGCCTGTCTACAGCGCAGCGCTTATTGACCTGACGGACAACACCGCAGGGGCGATCCTCTTCGGTGATCTTGGGCAGATTTACACCGCTCTCGTGGGCGGCGTGCGAGTTGAAGTTTCCCGCGAGTTCGCGTGGAACCTCGGCCTGATCTCCTACAAGGTGGAAGTTCGCGGCGCGACTGGTCTTGCTCAGGCAAGCGCAGTCAAGTCGTATCAGTCAGCCAACGTCTAATTAGTTAGACGCTAGGTTGAGCGGCGGGGTGTCGGGCTTCGGCTCGGCGCCCCGCTCGCATCAGGAGGGGAAATGGACATCTGGAAGAGACTGAAGAAACTGGGGCGCAAGGGCGCTGCTGAAATCAACGCAGAGGCATCTAGGAGCCACGTAGAGCGCGCCATTGTGGTCAGGTGGGGCAATACAGCCACCGTGAAGCGAACGCCGCTTAGAGAGCGGGAAAGAGGGATTGACGAGTGAGCGAGCAGCGCATCAGCAGCAGGCAGGTCACGGTCGGCACGGCAGCCGTTGCCGTCGGTGAGGGGCTGGTCCCAGGCTCGACCTTTGTTCTGCACGCGGACACGCCAGGGAACCACGACATCTTCATCGGACCGCTGGGCGTCACCATCTCGACTGGACTTGCGCTGCACAGTGGCAGCACCCTGACAATCAACGTTCCTGAGCGGGTGCAGTTGTATGCTGTCACCGACTCAGGGACACACACCCTGTACGTCCTACAAATCGGAGGCCGCTAAATGTCATACGCAAGTCTCGCCGAGTTCAAGGCTGCAATCGGGATCAGCGACAGCTCCGACGACACGGCGCTGCAGTCTGTCCTCGATGCGACCGACGCACTCATTGACCTTTACACCGATCGCAAGAACGGCTTTGGTACAGCGACACAAACGCGCTACTACACGGCAACCGACTACCAGTACGTCCTGATTGACGACCTTGTAAGCATCACGACGTTGCAGACGGATGACGACGGCAACGGCACCTACGAGACGACGTGGACGGTGGACACGGACTACAACCTCGCGCCTGGCAATGCCGCGCTTGATGGGTTTCCGTACAATGAGATTGACGTGTCGGTCAACTGGCCGCGCAACTTCCCACGCGACGTGTACCGCGGCGTCAAGGTGGTTGGCGTCTTCGGATGGCCCGCAGTGCCAAGCGCCGTGAAGCAAGCGGCAATCATTCAAGCCGGAGCAGTGTGGTCAAGCCGCACCTCGCCGTTTGGCGTGATCGGCTCGCAAGACCTCGGCGGCATCATCCGCCAGACACGCGCACTGCACCCTGAATCTCAAGTGTTGCTTGAGGCATACCGCAAGCGCGAAGGGCTGGCTCGCTGATGGCACTTGGCAATACCTTCAACATCACCATCAACCAGGGCGCAACCTTTGAGCTGACGATCACCTGGAAGGACTCGGCTGGCACCGCAATCAACCTGAGCGGCTACACGGCACGGATGCAGGTGCGCGAGACCTACTCGTCCGCCACGAGCATCGTGAGCCTGACGAATGCCGCTGGCATCACGCTCGGCGGAGCGGCTGGCACGGTTGCAATCCTTATCTCGGCGACGACCACGGCTGCACTGACCGCGCCGTTCAGCGGCGTGTATGACCTTGAACTCGTGAGCGCAGGCGGCGTGGTGACGCGCCTCTTGCAAGGAGCAGCAACAGTTTCACCTGAGGTGACGCGATGACCGTAGAAGTTGACCTGACGCAGCAGATTATCTCGATCAACGACACGCGCACAGAGATTGTCGTTCAGGCACCTGGACCCGCAGGCGCGCAGGGTCCGACAGGTCCTGCAGGCGCAACTGGCCCAGCGGGTACCGCAGGTCCTGCTGGTTCTGCTGCCACCATTGCTGTCGGTTCGGTCACGCAGGGGACGGCTGTGGCCGTCACGAACAGTGGCTCCTCATCGGCTGCCGTATTCAACTTCGTACTTGTCAAAGGTGATAAGGGTGACACTGGCAACACTGGCTCGACAGGAGCTGCAGGATCAGCCGCAACGATCGCGGTTGGCTCTACAACTTCAGGAACTGCGGCTGCCGTCACCAACTCTGGCTCTTCGTCGGCTGCGATCTTTGACTTTGTTCTTGTGCCAGGAGCAACTGGTGCAACTGGAGCAACCGGCGCGACTGGCGCTGCTGGCTCTGCAGCCACGATTGCAGTTGGCACCGTCACGCAAGGCACTGCCGTTGCGGTGACCAACAGCGGATCAAGTTCCGCTGCAATCTTTGACTTCACACTTGTCAAGGGCGATAAGGGCGATAAGGGCGACACAGGAAATACAGGGGCAACAGGCAACACGGGCGCCACAGGCGCAGCGGGTTCTGCCGCCACCATCGCCGTTGGCGCAGTCACGCAGGGTACTGCCGTCGCGGTGACCAATACAGGCTCCTCCTCCGCTGCGGTCTTTGACTTCGTACTCGTCAAGGGTGACACTGGCAACACAGGAGCAACTGGTGCGACTGGATCAACTGGTGCGGCAGGCTCAGCGGCAACCATCGCCGTAGGCAACGTCACGCAAGGCACCGCAGTTTCGGTGACCAATAGCGGCTCATCGTCAGCCGCTGTCTTTGACTTCACGCTTGTCAAGGGAGACAAGGGTGATACTGGAAACACAGGCGCGACAGGATCAACTGGTGCTGCTGCGACAATCGCGGTCGGCACGGTCATCACTGGAACGGCTGGCTCAAACGCCACTGTCACCAACGTCGGCAGCTCTGGCGCGGCAATCTTTGACTTCTCAATCCCGCAAGGCGTCGCTGGCTCAACAGGCGCGACAGGCGCGACTGGTGCGACAGGACCTGCAGGAACTGGCGTGCCGGTCGGCGGGACTGCAGGGCAGGTCCTTTCCAAGATCAACGCCACTGACTACAACACGCAGTGGATTGACTTCACGGCTGGCACGGCTGGAACTGGCGGCGTGTTCGGCGTCACCACGCTTACTGACTCCGTAGCCTCGACTTCTACGACGACTGCTGCTGTGCCAAACTCGG